TACCTCTAAATCAGTTCGGAACCCTGCGAGAGCAGCGAAAGCGGTTTCTCCTTTTACGATTCTCGATATCCAGGCAGCAAATGCTGCTATGGTTAAAGAGTCAATCGTGAATAGAGCTCCGCCTCGTCGTCCTCTAATTCCCGAGTCTTGGTCAGGTATAGCTGGTTTTGTTTTTGAACCTTCGACAATAAAATTTGGAAAATTGGCCATTAAACTAGAGGCAGCCGGTAAAGTGCGAGTTTTCGCAATTATCGATTACTGGACTCAAGTATTTTTGGAACCAATTCATAAATCTTTATTTTCGATTTTAAAAGATCATCCTATGGATGCTACTTTCGACCAATTAGGTAGAGTTGAATCATTTATGAAACAACCTCATACTTATATAGCGAGTTTTGATCTTAAATCTGCAACAGATTTAATACCTCAATCTCTCTATGTGGACGTAATGGCGCCATGGTTTGACTTTAATGGTCAGAAACCGAATTTAGCCCAACTATGGATGAACCTTCTTGTCGATAGAGACTTCCACTTCCGTGGTCGTACTTATCGATATACAAGAGGCCAACCCATGGGAGCTTTGTCTTCTTGGGCATCTTTAGCATTGATCCATCATTATCTGGTATTCTTATCGGCGTACAGAGTAAACTTTGTCGACTTTAGGGATTATCTGGTTTTAGGTGATGACATCGTTATTGGAAACAAAACGGTGGCATTGGAATACTTAAAAGTATGTACTGAATATGGAATTGTGGTAGGATTACCAAAATCCTTCCAATCTAATAATGCTTTCTTCCAATTTGCTTCTCAAGATATTTTAGATCAAACTAATATATCTCCGATAAGTTTAAAGGAAGTATTGAGTATTGCTCAGATTGAAAACCAGTTCAAAAAACTAAGAGCAGTTACTGCCCTTGGTCCTAGAGTTGAGTTTGTAAATCGGCTAATTAGAAAAGGTTTCATTGAAAGTAACATTCTCTCTGCTCTGCGGGCGACTATGTCGTTCTCAGATTGGAGAAAATGTGCACAGTATCTGTCTCGGGGAGTTTTACCTCCTCGAGTGATACCGGTATTACTTGGTTTGCTAACTACTGCCTCACGGCTAGAAGTGAACAAATTCAGTGTATCGCAACTCATGGGCTCTTTACGAGGTGATATGAGAATGCTCACTGGTAATTCTGAGTATAGTATTCAGGAACAAAATCTTTTTGTAGATCAAATAGTTGAAAAACTATCTGTTTTACTTAAGGATTCGGTCCAGGACGCTATGTCCAGAGTTTCTAAACTTGGGTCGAATCGAACTCTTCAATCTCACCCATTAGCTTCTATCTTTTCTGATTCCCTTCAATCTCGAGTTACTCGAAATTTAATGGATATCATGAAGATTCAAGCTGAATGGAAAGATCTGAGAACACAGGTTCTTGCTGATATTGAGC